AGGACTCGTAGTTGTTCTGCGTGTCGGAGCCCGTGACGATGATGTAGTAATTCGACGCCGTCGCGAGATTGCCCGCCGAGCCCGCCGTTCCGTTCACCTGAGCGTAGCCGGTCCAGAAGGGCACCATATTCGAAGAGCAGAACCGAACGCCGCCGAGTTCGCCGACTTCAGCGTTGTAGAGCTTGTTGATGTCTGAGTAGGCGGAGGCAAGGACGAAGGTGGAATTCTCCCGCAAGTCCTGTTCGCAGAGCGTATGAAGGACCGCCGTATAGTGCGGCATCTGCCGCGGGTTGTTCGATGCGCGTGCACCGCCAGCGTCGGCGTCGAGCTTCATATCCGTCTGCTCGTCGCCCATGAACCGGATCGCGCCGAGCGTCGAAAGAGCGCCCTGCATCCGGTTAATCTCGTGCAAGTTCAGCACGTCGCCTGTGACCAACGAACCCCGCGCGCCGCGCGAGTTCACGTAATTGATCTGCGTGCCGCCGAGAATGTTGTTGTTGGTGTTGCGCTCCAAGGTTTCCGCGACCGCCAGCGTGCAAAGCTGTTTGGCGATCTGAAACACCGGATGCTTGATGGTCATTTCCGCGATGTCGGTCAGCGTGATCTTGTCGGACCACTGAACCGCCGTCGCCGACACCATCGTCACCGTCATCGTCTGCCCAACGGGCGGGACGCCCTCGCTCGTCGGCGCAAACGGTAGAGGGACGCGATTGTATCGAGGTGCCTGATACACCACGCCCCGGCCTTTAGGCAGTGTAAGAGGTTCGCCGAACTGGTAAAGAACCAGTTGCCGCCGGGCAAGCGGGAGCGTTTCTTGAGCGATAAACGCTTCAACATCGCTCGAAAAGTTTGCCGCCATATTTACGGGCATAGCGATTTACCTCAGATGAAGACGCCGGGTTGGGATAACCTATATCTCACAGCTTCGGGCGACATGTCGTCCGCGGCGTAGCGCTGCCGCTGGCGATTCGACGCTTGGTCGGAGCGCGCGTCGGGGGCGCGCGCTTGCTGCTGCGCAATGCGCCGCTGCCCCTGCTGCCGCGCGGTATCCACCTTGCCCCGGTTCTCCATGACCTTTTTGCCGAGCACGAAGGCCAAGATCGTCTCGCGGGGGAAATCGCGCCCCGCTTGCCGCTCGGCGCGAAGAATCTGCTCAACGTCCGTCTCGTATTTCTTGAAGACGGGGTTGCTCGCGGCCTTCGCCGTGAAAGAAGCGCGATCCGCCGCGTCGGCGGCGGCAAGGCGCGTCATCAACATTTCGTGCTGGTGCCGGCGCTCGGCGCGGGCGAGTCGCTCTCGGACTTGGTCTCCGGTCGGGAGCACCTGCATCCGAAGCTCGAAGGCTTCTTCCGATTCGCCCTGTGGCTGCTGGCGCTGCTGAACTTGGGAACGAAGCTCCGCAAGCTCGCGCTCCACACGCGCCCGGTGCTCTGCTTCCTGCCGGGCGATCTCCCGATAATCGGCACGCTGGCGAGCCGGGCGGGCTTCTACTTCATCGGGCTCTTCACCCTCGGCAGCCTGTTCGTCGGGCTCGTCTGCAACACCGGAATCGTCCTCAAGGTCAATGAGCGCATCATCAACCTCTTCGGTTTCCGGGGGATTTGGGTCACGATCCGTCGCCATGCTCATGCCTTATACAGTCCAGTTCTGAATTGTGTCAATGGGGCCGAGGAGGGCTTGTTTCTTGGGGGGTCTTCACAGCAGTCAACACTTGATCTACGCGCACCTGAATAGAAGACAGTTGCAGCCGTAAATCTTCGCGAGCCACGTTCAGCTTGGCGAACTCCGTCGCCTGAACCGCTGTTACGCCCTCCAGATTAGTAACGCGAACGCTTATCGTCGCCGCCCACCAACCAAAAGTAAAGGTCTGGATTATTATGGCGGCGAGTAAGGTGATCGGCACCTTCTTGTCTACGTGCCAAGCGTTGTCTTCATCTGCCACAACTCCGACTCCCGTCAAATCGCGCGGGTGAACTTAGGATTTCTCCAAAGGCTCCACAACCACCGCCAAGCTCGACAAGCGCCCTTCTCGAACGGCGCGCTGAATCTCGGGGTCGGCGCGGCATTTACCGATTGCGGCCGGATCGCTGAGAACCAGCTCTAAGCCAGCCTTAGGTGCATTGAACAAACCGACGCCTTCGGGAAGATCATACGGCCCGCTCTGGATGAATATGTTGATGTTAGTCATGAACCGCTCCTTATGGGTAGGTGCACGACGCCGTCACGTGCATCCCAGCGTTGAGGATCGCGCACCCGGCGACCTCTCCGCTGAGGTTGGTCAGCCCGTTGGCGGAATTGCAGGCGGCGAGCGCAAGCAGCGTCAGAAGCAGAAGAGTGATTTTCATTTGGCGAGCGGCCCCGGTTGATTCGTGGAAGTGGCATGAAGCGCCGTGTTCACCGCACCTATGACGACGCCCGCAAGGCCGACGCCCGCCATGATCCGCTTGGCATGGCTTTCACCGAAAAGATCGGTGAACTCGGCACTGCATCCGACAAGAGCGGATATGACGGTCGCCGCGATGTTTACCCACATCGATGTGGTCGGATTCATTTCCGAGCCTCCACAACTATGTTAGTTGATAACATCGTTACGCACTAAAGGCAACAGTGTGTCAAGCCCTGGGCATAACCCTTGGGTCTTTCATCCGGTCCAGATGGATCGCTCCGGGCGGCTGCTGGCCCCCACGCGGCGCTCCAGGCGTGGCCCCTACTCTCGGCCCCCCTCCGTCCTGTTGGCCTCCTGGCGGCCCTCCCTGTGGCTGGGTGGCCTGCATCTGTTGCGCCTGTTGCTGCTGCATCGCCTGCATGTGGGCCATGATGTGGACCCGGAACGCCCCGGTCGGATCGCCGGTAGCCTGCGCCTCTTCCTGATGCGTCTGGATGTGCTGCATGTGATTGTCGAGAATGTGGACGGGAACAGTGAAGCCGTCGCGTAGCAACTTGTTCTCGGTCTTGGGATCGAAGGACAGCTCCATGCGCGCGTCGCGCAAGGTCAGCGGCGCGAGGCGCGGCCCGAACAGGTTTTCAAGCATCTGCGAGAGCACCGGCCCAAGGTCGAGCTTGTAGTTGGGGAACATCTGCGGGGGAATGCCACGCAGCACGTTGAGGCCCGCGATCTGCTGCTGAAGCTGCTGGGCGTTGCGCGCAGCCTCCACCCCGTACCAGCGGAACGAATAGAGCTTGTCCATTTGCACGAGCGGGATTTCGATCATGTTCGACCGCATCCCCGTCTCGCCATACTGGCGCACTCGCAACGGCTTGTCTCGATACTGATGGTCCAGCTCAAGCATGAACCGAAGCATCGGGGTGAAGATTTCCTCTTCAAGCACCGTGACCGCGTCGGCGGTCGTCAAGACGTCGATTTGCTGCTCGTTGGCGATCTCCGCTTGTGTCGGCCGCTTCGCGCCGCGGCCTGCGTGCCCGGTAATCTGTGCCGGGTTGACGCTCAACGCCTGAAAGATTTCCTGCTTGGCGATAGCGACAATCTCCATCCCGTCTTTCCACAGCGGCGGAAAGCTGGCGAATTGCGTATCGTTCGGCGAAGTTTCCCACACCGCCGCCATCGTTAAGACCATCTGTCCAGTCTTAGGATTTTTCTCGGGATCGGTCATGACAATGGGCATGAGTGCATAAGCCGCGCTGTCCATCGCCTCATTACAAGCGTCGTTCGCCTGGATTTGGAGATCGGCTATTCCCGGCTTGATCCGTGAGCACCCTTTGAACGATCCGTCCACCTTATCGGCGGCAGCAGAAAAAATGTCGATACGATCGCTCCAAAAAGGATTGCGCTTACAACTAAGTATGCGCTCCTTCCCGCCGTAGTAGGCGAGACAAAGACGTCGTTCTCCGTCAATAGTAAGGTAAGTCCAAGTCCGGTAGACGAGAGCAAACTTACCGCGAGAATCGCCTTTGACCCCCGCTGCGTCCACCATTTCCTTAGCTTTGTCGACTCGCTGTTCGGAGCGCTCGCCTTTGCGTAATTCGGAGATAAGGTCTTCCGCCGCATCCTTTTCAAGCGCTCCTTCCGCGATCATCCGCTTGATCTTCGCCGGGCTCCATCGGCAGAGCGTCGTGACGCTGCCGCCTTCCGCCAATGCCTGCTCGATTGAGTCGGCGGTTGCCGGCAGCACAAGCAAATCGGAATCGGCGATGACGTAGACAACCGGCTTACCGTCAACCAGCTCTTCTTCCTGGATGTCATCGATCTCTTCGGGCGTCTCCAGCTCTTCCAGCTCGGCGGGCTTTTTCACCCGCTGCACGACATTGCGCCGGGTTTCCTCCCACGCGACCTGAATCGTGTATTGCCCCTCTACGTCGCCGTTTTTCATCAGCGGAGGAGCTATGCGCGTGCGCACCTTGGCTTGCCGGACGTAGTGCTCAAGCAGCGCCATTTCCGTGAATGGCATCGTGCCATCCTCGGTCGTCACTTCGACGTAGCGCCCGGTGGTCGGAAACATCTGGTTTGTGAAGCGTGTTTTGCGCGCTTCAATCGCGCTGCGGACAATGGGAACAAAAATCTGCGACGTGCCATTGTAAAACTGCCGGCTACCCAACTCGCAGTTGTAAATTTCCCACCAGTCTATGTTGTTGTCGGAGCGCTCCGCTTGGTTGTCGAAGCCCTTCTCAACGTCCTTGAAGATGTCCAAGAGCGCGTCGCGCACATTCTCCTTGCTAGACAGGTCTTCCGCGCGATCAAGCTGCTCTTCGGCCTTGGATGGCTCGCGAACTTTTCCGGGATCAGTGCGAATCTTCTTGGCTGATTTCGCCATCTAGCACCCCGTAGCTCCCGCGCCGCCCGTCCAGAAATCCTGCGCCGCGCCCGTCTCCATGTTCACATTGCCCGAAAACACGGCCGGATTGGCGCAACTGCCGGTCGCGACAAAAATTGCGCCCGCGTTCGTT